ATGGCACAGCGACGCTCCTTCGGCGAGATCTCCAAGCTCCCCTCCGGGCGCTACCGCGCCCGCTACACCGGGCCCGATGGCCGCCGCCACAAAGCACCCCAGACCTACCACTCCCGTGACGACGCCGCAGGCTGGCTACGCCAACAAGAAAAACTCATCGAGTTCGACGCCTGGACACCACCAGAATCCTCAACCCGCACCGCCGACACCACCGTCGGCGAATGGCTCACAAAATGGCTCGACATGCGCCGCCGAGGCACCACAGCCCTAGAACCCTCCACCTGGGAAAACTACGAGAAAACCCTCCGCTGGCGCATCCTGGACACCACCGGCGATGCCGCCAAACTCCGCGCCATACCCCTCTCCCGGCTCACCCGCCGCGACGTCGCCTCCTGGTGGGACGCCATTACCACCACCTTCGACACCCCACCCACCAACCGCGCCGCCTACCTACGCCTCCACACCGCCATCCAAGCCGCCGTCGACCGCGACCTCATCACCACCAACCCCGTCAGCGTGCCCGATGCCCGCAAACGCCCCACACCCCACCGCAAAGACCTCCCCGAAGCCGACGTCATGAACGCCATCACCGACGCCCTTGACCACCGCCACCCCCGCATCGACGGCCGCTACAAAATCATCGCCATCCTCACCTTCTTCCACGGCCTCCGCATCGGCGAAGCCCTCGGCCTCCGCCGCCGCGACATCACCGATGATGGAGACACCATCACCATCCACATCAAAGGCAACGCCTACCGATCAAAAGACGGCGGCATGATCCGCAAAGACACCACCAAAACCACCGCAGGCTACCGCGACGTCCCCATCTTCGCCCGATTCCACAACGACATCCGCTGGCACCTCACCCACATCACCCGCGACCACCCCGACGCACCCCTCTGCGCCACCGCAGAAGGCAACATCGTCATGGACACCTCCTACAGAACCACCCTCACCCGCGCCAAACAACGCGCCGGGTATGCAGACGTGCGGCTGAGTCCGCACTACGGGCGAGTCTGGCTGATCACCACGCTCGCGGAGGCAGGCATGCCGATCCCCGCAGTGGGGGAGATCCTGGGCCAGCGAGATCTACGCACGATCACCGAGGTGTACATGCGGTACTCGAAAGCAGCTCGAGATCAGATCTTGGACCAGGTGAACCAAAAAATCTTGGGCTGATGGCTAGGATTTTTCCTGCTAGACGACTAGCATGTGTGCCACATAGATAGGGGTGATGGTAGTGAGCTACGAAGCTGCGGCTCAAAAGGTTCTTGATGAACGATGGTATGACAGCATGCCGGGTGCTATGTCTGTGGATCCTATCATTATTGCCCGTGATCTAGGCATCAATGTCTATAAGGCTCCAATGGCCGCCGGTATCTCGGGTTACATCATCAAGCGCGGCGCGGAATATGCACCAGACATATTCATCAATGAGCAACATGCCCCCGTGCGGCAGCGCTTCACGGTAGCGCATGAACTAGGGCATTATTTTCAACGCAAGGAAATGGCTCCACCCGCATGTGATAAGTACGCTCTCAAAAGAGCATACCTTGCTTCCTGCGGAACCGATGAAGAAGAGATATTTGCTAATGGCTTCGCGGCGTCTTTGCTGATGCCTCGCGATGTGATGGCACATCTCGTTGATTCTGGCTTTGATGATCTAAGTATTGCTAAGCGGTTGCAAGTTTCTCTTGATTCTGTTGAGTTCCGTATCAAGAATCTCGGGTTACGTCCATGAGCGCAGATGACCCCTGTGGCGAAAGCTACCAGGTTAGCCAAGGTGAGTTTGATTCACTATATAGCCAAGGTGAGGAGGTGGATAGGTCAGCGCAGACTGCATCTTTGTCCGTATCATCTGGTGGGATTGATTCCATACCGGGTGGTGCGGCGCTGAGTTCACTACTATCCGTAAACCCATTTTTTGACTATATCGCCTACCGTGCTGTAAGGCAATACAACAGTCCCACAGAAGAAGAAAGAATAGCCGCCTACTGCAAAGATCATGCGTGGGTATCAAAAATATGCACCTTTTTAGATCTAGCGCTTCGCTTTATCGTGATAGCGATGATTATATTTGTTGTAGCATGTATTGTGGTGAAAGCTATATTTCCGTTTAGTTTATCTGAATAGTCGGAGGTAGTGCCTCTGTTCGATCCCGGTGGGTTGAAATCTTTACTAATTCTGCCACTATACGGGTGCCTTGGTCGTGTTAGTAAAAGGCTTTACATAAAATAAATAGGCACCGACCCCTGGGGCAAAGGAATTCTCGGACGTAAAAGCCCTACTCCCATTCGGGAACCCAGCTCTGATCCTTTTCGGGTTGGTGCCTAGGTTGACTAGTCTATAGCGCGCGGTGCTGGTACACAACCAGGAGGTAAAATTTTATAAAGAAAACGTGGTCAGAGCACCTGTGTCTAGAGTCAGCCCTACGCGCTGGACTCTCGTTGGTGGCGGCTGCGCCACAGCTCCACGTAGTACGGGGTGACCCGTAGCTCCGCCGCGATCGCGCTAGGGTGATGCCCCACCGCCTGTTCAGCCTGCCGGTACGCCTCCACGGTGATCAGCCGTTCGAGCGCGGCGAGGTCCGCCTGCCGCTCCTGCCGCTGGGTGTACTCCTCGTCCTCCGCGCGCTCATGCCCATACGCTGCATGGCCAAGCTCGTGCGCGATCGCACACCGCCGCGTCACCCCATCAATCCGGCTCGAGACGAACACGCGCCGCGCGCCGTGGTGATAGCACGCATTTAGCCTCGGGTGCAGCCGAGGAGTGTCCACGATGACCACGCCCAGCTCCTCTGCCCACCGATCCAGATGCACGTCCCCGGTACTGGACATAATTGACCCCTAGCGACTAGGTCCACTCCTCCTCAAGCGGGGGAGTCCGCTTCTGCGCGACGATCCGCTCCTGACCAGCGTTAATCCGATCAATCAGCTCATCATCGCTCATATCATCATAAGCCGCCGCCGGGGCGCCTGTCTCGGATTTCGCCTCGGGTTTTCCCTCCCGCCGAGCGGCCAAATCATCCTCCGCAGCGGGTACGCTTGTGGTGGCGGACTGGAGGGTGTGGTCGAAGGTGTCGCTCCACGCGCTGGCATCATCGTCGATCCGCCGCGCCAGCTCCCGGATCAGATCCTGATCACTGAGTAGCTGCGCGATGGCCTCGGGGGCCTGGCCTGTCGCCTCAGAGGTGCGCAGGTAGCCAGTCTGTGCGAGGGCTTCTACGGGGGAGGCGTTGTAGCCGCGTGCGAGCGCGATGACTACTTCGGCGCTGAAGGTTCCTCGGTTGAGCTGTCGGGAAAGTGTGGCGTTGTTGAGCTGCGGCGATGCCTGCTTTGAGGCTGCCAGCGCTGATGCTCCGTTGGTGAGTCGGGTGAACCACTTCGTGTGTTCCATGCTGCGCAAATGTACACGCACTGAGGTGTGTGCGCAACATGCGAAGCCACATTTCCCCTGTTGGGGAGGCAATTTTCCAGGCACTGTTGCGCATGACGCGCTGTATATGTATATTTGCGAAATGTAACGCACGTTGCATACTCGGAGGTGTCCATGACCTATCAGATACGACCACAGGTGCTCGACAAGATCCGCGCCGACAGAGGCCTAAGCTCCGACGAGCATCTCGCCCGCGAGCTAGGACTCTCCCTCGGCACCATCAGTGGAATCCGCCGAGGCCGGCAGCCCAGCTTCGCCACCGCGATGAAGCTCATCCAAGCCGCCCGAATCACGGACATTCGCGCTGCGGTTGTCCGCACAGCAGAACCCCTCGCGGCGTAGGGGTGAGAGCTATGAATGGGAAGCAAAGCCCCCGCGCGCTCGGTGGCTGCACACCTATACGCGCAGGGTTGGTGAGACTACTTCGTGTCTGTTCCTTGAAGTTTCTCAACCAGCTCATTCGGCTGAACGAACGGTTCAAAACCGGGTGGCCATTGAATCGTGATCGGTGTGGAACTAGTGACCAAGACCGACCTGTAGGGCGCGTCCGGCTTGCCCGTGCCGAATTCCAACCAGTCGAACCCCCGATCCGATTCAAGGATTCGCTCAATTCGTGCTGCCAGGTACTCGATGAGCAACGGATGCCCATTGAGGGCACAGTCACCGACAGTCAAGGTCGCTACACCTTCACCGTCACGTCCATCGAAGAAATCTTCGAACTCTTCAAACGAAATCTCTTGCGGAGCCATAGATAATCACCTCCCTCCCAGGGCTGGTTGCCCTAGCGGTAACGCTACCCGGCGAGAGGGGGACTAGGAGAAGAAAACCCATGCTCAATAATCAAAAAATCAACGAGGCCTCACCCAAAGATGAGGCCGACTGGCACGGGGATCTAGACCCCGGGGTGGTCAAGGATGGGGCGGCTGATCCGAGTGGCCCCACGGAGTATGTGCCGTGCCGTATCAAGGTCGCTGACAAGCTCTTGATCGCGGGAGATAACAAGACAGCCTCCCGTTTTCTCCATGAGGTCCGCGAGCTTCTCGACGAATATCTCGTCGATGGCAGCCTCCGCCTCATCAGAGTCTCCGGCATAAACCGCCGTCGCAGCAAGACCGTACTCCCCCTGACGGCCGTTGCTGATTCTCTCGTTGGGATCGACGGCCCGGGACGCATCTACCTGGACGTAGCCGCCCTGGTCCCCCTCCCAGAAGCACACCGAGACCAACCCCCGGCGCAGGAAGGCGAGCTGAACGGCATCCAAAGCGTTAGCCAGAACCACATCGGGGAGTTCGACGCGGCGGCGGGACGAGACGAGAAGCAGAAAACCCATGACCAGGACTCTACCGGGAGGAAGCAGTAATGATCCGGGAAATGGCGAATTTTCTCCGCCGTGGCCGTCTCCGTGGCGGCGCCCACCAACGCATGCGCGGTGCCGCCCGGGAGCCTAAGACCACCCCGATCCAGCAGGCCCGCGCCCGCGCGGCGGCCACCCGCACTATCCCACCGGCTCGAAAGGAACAGCGATGACCCAGGCATACATGACCGTGGCACAGGCGTGCGAGCACCTGCATGTCTCCCCGGACACCTTGCGCCGGTATGCCCGCCAGGGCCGTATCTCCCGGGTACGGATCAGCCCCCGCAAGCTGCTCTACATCCGCGACGAGATCGACGGCCTGGCTAAAGAAGGCACCTACAAAATCGCCTAACCACCCCGCATAGGGCGCGTGCTGGGGAAGGCACACGCCCTCAACCTCCTCGAGAAAGGACCCCTCATGAGCTTCACCCTCGTTCTGATCTGCTTGGCAGCCCTCGCTCTGGTGGCCTGGACCCAGTGGCGGCAAGAGAAAAAGATCGCCGAGATCATCACCGCCAACAACGCTATGGATGATGACCTCACCAAAGCTGAGGCGATCATCACCCGCCTTGATGCCGAGATCAAGGCCTACCAGGTGATCCCTGATCCCGCCGCAGAGAAGGCCGCCACGGCCCCAGTTGAATACGAACGGGAGGCAGCCTGATGACTCACCGCGCGTACCCCAGGCACCGCATACCGCGCCGGCGCCGTGATCCCTTCACCACCATCCTGGTCACTGCCGTGATCCTCGGCGTGATTGCCTACGCGATGATGTGGGCTCTCGGGGTGGTTTAGATGCCCAGCTACTGCAAGGTCTGTAGCCAGCCTATCCGCGTGGCTACCACCACCAATGGGAAAAAGATCGCGTTGATTCCCTCGCCTGACCCGCAGGGAGTCTACGAGGAGGTCTCCCCGGGGAGGGTCCGCCGCTTAAGCGATGTGGATCTAGATGTCGCCCACGCTGAGGGCACACCCCTGTGGGCGCACCACCGCACTGCCTGTACCGGGCTGCCGACTCGTAGAGGCATCCCTTGCCCGCCGCACCTGCGTGCTGCACTAGGAATCACCAAAGGAGACTCGCAATGACGACTACTCGCACGACTACCGTGGCCGAGGCTGACCTGCGCCAGATCGCCCAGGACCTCAACGTCCTGATTGCCGCATGCCACACCGGCGGGTTACCGGAGGCCGGCCAGATGGCCACGGCCTTGGCGGAGACCATCGCTGAGATGATCCCGCGCACGACCGCCGCTGACCTGCCTGCCGCTGAACGCGCTCACCTACCAGGAGCTTTCTGCCTTATCGAGGGACACAGGGGCTTGTGGGTGGCTGTCGCGGTCATCGACGATGCCCGAGCGATGTTGTGCTCCTCCACGTCGCCGTCCCCAGACCTGGTGACTGTAGATCTCGACGAGATCACGGTGCTTTCCCAGGCCAGGGCCTGGGATTACCGGGGGCATCCTGTCCCGCCAGCGGACTGGGAGGAGCTCCTGCCTATCGAGGGAGATGAGGACGATGAGGCTGTGGTGGAGGACGAGGCAGACGAGTATCCGGAGGAGGCACACCCCAGTGGCACCGAGACGCCCGCAGCAGTCGATGATGCTAAGCCAGTCTTGGCTGAGGCCACCCCGATCGGGTGGAGCGAGTTCGTTGTCCTAGAGTCGCAGGCGGTGGTCCGAGGTCATGACGGCATGCAGCCTATCGTGGCCACGAAACTGCGCCGGGGCCGTTGGCAGGTCGAGGGTGTCCCCGAGGTCTTGCACGATGAGGACGCTTGGGATGCCCTCGGCGGCGACGGCCAGGTTGAGGAGCTACGCGCATGAGCGAGATGGATCCGGATACCTGGTGGGCCAGCCTGCCCACCACCCGCAAAGAGCAGATTCACCGCTGGATCAGCACCCCCACCTATGAGGCTATGGCCCCTGGGCAGTTGCCTTTTTGGGATGAGGAGGACGTATCTCATGGAGACTGACATTTCCAAGATCGTGGTAGACGCAGGCGAATTTGCCACGGCCTTGCGCGCCGCTATCGCCGTGGCCCCGACCAAGGCCAATGACCCCCGCGCCGTGATCCAACTGCGCACCCACCAAGGAATGCTGCATGTCTGCGCGGCAGGTGATGGGCAGGTGTTCTCGATGGTGGTCTCTACGATGATGGCTGACATCATTAGCGGCCGGGATGAGGCAGTGGAGATCACCCGTGCTGAGGCCCGTGTGCTGTCTGCGATGAAGATGGCCAAGGAGGACCCCGAGGATAAACCTCGGGTGGGGCTGCTCATCGGGGAGCGCTCTGTGCGCCGTACCGATGAGTCTGGCCTGGGCCTGGGTATCCGCCAGGTACGAGTACGCCGCGCTCACCCGGAGACCTTGGGAAACATCCCCGTCTCGCTAGAGGGGCTCGCAGCAGAATTGGACGAGGCCCCACCGGAAAGCAGCGAGATCGTCCCGGAGCTGACCCCGCAGCAGTGGTCGCTGATAGGAAAGGTCGCTATGGCACTTGATGAGCCGATGGTGATGATGGCGCTCCCGCCGACTCCCGAGCGCAGAACCCGAGTACTGATGCTCTCTGGCTGTGCCCGGATGAGCGTGATCTGCGCCCGAGCCCAGATAGCTGAGGGCACCCCGGACTCCGAGGATGCCCTGCTAGGTGGCGTGGAGTGCTCCTTTGATGATGAGGGTGCTGAGCAGTCGGGGGAGACCCCATCGCCCCACCACACCCCGGATGTCGCGCGGGTGACTGTCTCCCCGCTGAGGGCGGTATGAAATGGACTCCCAGCATCGCATCGAATCCGATTTTATGGGCCGCTTCGACCAGGCGATTTGTTGCTTGGAGGACTACGCTCCACGCGCAGGGGAACCCTCTTTATGGGAATCGCAGCATAATGAGCGCCCGGCAGATCGTGATCGCCGCTTCGCTCGGGCCACCGCATTGTGCCAGCAGTGCCCCGCACTCGATGCTTGCCTAAAGCGCACCAAGCGGTATAGCGCTCTAGGTATAGAGATCGACGGGGTTGTCGCCGCACTCACCCCAGCAGACCGCACCAGCCACTGCCGCGGATGCGGACGTATGACCAGACGGAAAGACCAGCCTCCTAGTAAATACCGAATCCGGCTTTTCAGAGACAACCTATGCCGCAGCTGCTACCGCGCTGCCCATACCCCTGACACCGCAGCAGAGCTTCGGTGATCCGCTGCATAAAGCACCTTGCCAGCAAGCGCCGTTGCTTGCTGGTTTTACTCACCCCTAAACGAAAGGAACCCCCCATGCCCTGGCTCCGTATCGGCGATGAGACCCTAACCCACCCCATGATGTTTAAGTTGCTGCGTGCCTGTGGCGGCAACATCGCGCTGCGCAACGAGGCCTACGGCGCGCTCGTGCTCATGGCCTCGGTGTCTGCCCAGCAATGCACGGACTACGTCGTTGATCCGGGACTGGTGGCCATGATCGCCCCAGGTCGCTTCCCGGAGATTATGGACGTCCTCGAGACCGCGGGACTCGTCAGCAAGATCACAGACGAGGACGGCTACGAGATGTGGAAGATCACCGACATCGATGAGCTTCTCCACATGCGGCTTAAGGCGGAGGTGGATATTGACCGCCGCCGGAAGAACGATGGCCGCCGCCCGGATCTGATGATCCCAGTCAAGATCAGGGACGGGGATCAGTGCCGTTGGTGTGGCAAATCAGTTAAGTGGGGCGATCAGAAATCCGGGAGGGGTGCGACCATCGACAGCCTCAACGGTCATGTGGACTCCACCGTGGATACCCTCGTGGTGTCCTGCCGCACGTGCAATTCCAAGCGCGGTCGAGGAGAAGAGCTCACGTTGCGTCCTGCCCCGGAGACACCGTGGTACACCGAAAAGACCGCAGAGTTCATCAACGCCTCCTCGTGGGCGAGGGACAACGGCGTGCGTATCGCGGCGAGCCAGACGCGCCTACCGATACCCGGGGTGATCAAGCGTGCGGCTGGTGCCTCTGCTGCGCCTGCTGCTGGGTTTGATGATCCCCTCGATGATGCCCCGGATTGGGTCACCGGCCCGATCGCTACCCCACGTGCCGCCGCACCAGATGTTCCTGCCTCGACTGAGCCGACTGCCACTGCCATCTCGACCGACCACGATCCCACTAATCTGCCCACTTCGGAGGAGCATACGGACGAAAATGACGCCTCCACCTGCGATAACGCTGCTATCTCACTGGGTGAGAAAATTGAGCCGGAATTGAGCCGGGATTCAACTCCGAAGGGTGACGGGTCGGGATTCGCCGGGACGGGACGGGAAGGTTACATACCTCTACCCCTGGAACGTAGGAAGGATCGCAGGATCAATAAGGGAGGGTCTTTAAAATCTTGGAGGTTCTGGGCAAGAACCGGGGAGGGTAAGCAGAATGATCGATGATGCTGATCGCTATGTTCTTGAATCTGCTCTGGTGGATATAGAGCGGCTGGTGCCGTTTCTCGATGGGATGTTGCTGCCGACACCGCGCGCTGCTGGTGATCGGGTAGGTGGTCGTACATCCCCTGGTTCTCGCGTGCCCTTGGTGGCCGATGTCCTAGAGGTCAAGCGTGGTTTAGAGCCCCCGGTGTTTGGTTGGTCTGCGGTGTTGGCGGATGACCGGGGGGTATCTCCACCTGGGGTGCGGGGTCTTGTACCTCGGGCTAGGTGGATGCGTATCCACCTGGGGCAGATGGCCACCGCCTCATGGGCACCGGATGCTCTGGGGGAGATCGTGCCTCCTGTGGCCGCGCTGCGGCGGCTGGTGGATCCTGCACCACTGGTGCGCCGTGAGGGTGAGTCTCCGCAGGTGCTGGTAGCGCGGGCTTCGGTGTCGATGCCTTGTGCAGCAGCAGCTCAGCTGCTTTCACGTCAAGGCTTTGCGTGTTCGCGTGCGACGCTGTGGCGTTGGGCGCGCGATGAGATCGTGACGTCTGAGGTTCATCATGGTGTGATCCATGTGTGGGTTGATGAGGTGCGTTCATTGCTGCGACAGAAGCGCGTTTTTGCTGGTCAAGGTGCAAAGTGTGCCAAGTGAAACAGCACTAATGCTATGCTGTTCGCATGATGTGCGTGTGACTAGGTCACCTGCATCAACCACCTGGTGTAAGGAGGTGAATCGGATGTCTGGATTCACGTCGAACTCGCTTGGCCCTCGCTCTCGTGGTGTGCCCACGAAGCTACGCCGACGAATCCTTGCTAGGGATCGCAAGGTGTGCCAAATCCAGGGCCCATATTGCTCAGTCACTGCGACGATGGTGGATCACATCATTCCTGTGGCCGAGGGAGGCACGGACAAGGTGCACAACCTCCAATCCGTGTGCGAATCGTGCCACAAGATCAAGACACAGGAGGAAGCGCAACGCGCTCGCGCGAAGTTCTCCCGTAAACGGCCACCGGCTCCTCGGCCTGGGTCTGATCCAACGCCTGGCAAGCTGCCTCCTGGCTACCTTTACCGGGACGATGGATCGATCTACTACAACTACCCCGAGTGGGAACGCCGCCAGGAGGGGGTGGGGGATACCCCCTCCCCTTGATCCGACTTACCGGAGGGCATAGGGCCTAAAACTGTGTACGGGTTTCAGCGTTTTTGCTGGTAGATAAGTATTTTCCCGCGCTAGCGGGGGTGAGCCCCGGACGCTCCGCCGCACTACGGCAGGATCGCGATTTTCCCCGCGCTAGCGGGGTTGCTCTGAAGGAGGTGATCCTATGCGTGGCCCTGTTCCGAAACGCTCTGACCAGCGTGTCAGACGTAACGTCACCCCTGAGGTCACCCGTATCGCCGGGGCGGCGCAGGTTAGACCACCAGCGGAGGATCGCTCGTGGCACATCGCCGCAAAGCGCTGGTACCGCAGCCTACGGCACTCCGGCCAAGCGATTTTCTACGAGCCATCGGACTGGGCGCACGCCCAGCTGTGCGCCACACTCCTCAGCGACGAGATGCGGCGCGAGAAACCCCGCGCCGGGATGATCTCCCAGATCCTCTCGATGATGACTGACCTGCTGACCACGGAGGGTGCGCGGCGCCGCGTCCGCGTTGAGCTGGAGCGCGCCGGGCAGCACGACGATGGCGCGGAGGTCGTGACGATCGCCCCGGAGGCGATCTATGGGTAGACCTGAGCTACTGCTGCCGGGCTACCAGATCGACGCCGAGACAGGGGCATGGACCACGCTGCCGTGGCCGGGTGACCCTGGGCTACCGATGGCCGCACCGGAGCGCCTTGCGCTCCTTCCGCCTTCCCTGGGCCCACAGATCATCTTGTGGGCCCAGCACTGGCTCGTCCACCATCAGACCGGCGACCCTATCGTGCTCACCCCCGGGCAACGCCGCTTCATCCACATGTGGTGGGCACTTGACCCAGCCACCGGCCGCCTGCGCTACCGCTCCGGGATCAAGCGCGGTGCCAAGGGCGTGGGCAAAGACCCCGTCGCCGCGGTCATCGCTCTCGCCGAGCTATGTGGCCCGGTCGAGTACACCGGGAAGATCAGCAACGGCCACCCGGTAGGCCGCCCGCGCCGGGCGGCGAAAGTCCAGATCGGAGCGAACTCCCAAGACCAGGCCAAGGAGGTGTTGCAAGTGGTCAACCAGATGATCAGCCCCAGGCTGCGGGCCACGCTCGGCCTAGAAATCGGCCAGACACGCACCATGCTGCCCTCCGGCTCGCGCATCGAGCTGCTGACCGCCTCGGAGCGCTCCACAGAGGGCACACCGGCGACTGCCGTACTGCTCAACGAGACCCACCACATGACTGCCTCATCTGGCGGGGGACGTCTGGCGAAGGTGGCACGCCGCAACGTCGGCAAATCCCCCGCATCCATCCAAGCCCGCCTGCTGGAGCTGACCAATGCCCACCAGGTGGGGCAAGATTCCGTTGCCGAGAAATCCTTTGAAGCCTGGCAGGAACAGGTCGCCGAACACGGCGCGGAGCGTACAGACATCCTCTACGACTCCGTGGAGGCAGACCCCCGTCTCGACATCACCAAGCCAGAGCAACTACGCAACGGCCTAGTCCAGGCATACTCGGATGCACCGTGGGCAGACCTGGATCGACTCGCAGCGGAGGCTACAGATAGCCGCACCAGCGCGGCGGATACCATCCGGTTCTACTTCAACGGCTTAGCCACCGCCGAGGACGCCTGGGTAGACCCTGCAGCATTCGACGGGTGCGCGCGCCGGGACATCGTCGTAGACGAAGGCGAACCAATAGCGATGTTCTTAGACTGCTCGAAATCCAGCGACGCGACCACACTTTCGGCGTGCCGCCTCTCCGACGGGCACGTCATCAGCCTTGGTGGTTGGCAGCGCCCGCACGGCGCGCGCGGCGAGGACTGGCTCGCACCCCGCGAAGTCGTCGATGCCGTGGTCCGCGAGGCCTTCGCCTTCTACCGCGTGGCGTGGTTTGGGGTTGATCCCTCACCAGCGACCGATGATGAGACCGAGCACCTCTACTGGATGCCACTCATCGACGCCTGGCACCGGGACTTCCAACGGAAACTCAAAGTCTGGGCCACCCCCGGCGCAGGCGGCCACAGCGTCCTATTTGACATGCGTACCTCCCAGCCAGGATCCGTCGCCCGCAACAGGGCCTTCACGGATGCCGCGATGCAGACCGTCACCGACATCGACGAGGGCACCCTCACCCACGACGGTGACCCCATGTTGCGCCGCCACGTCCACAACGCCCGCCGCCGTCCCAACCAATGGGGCGTAGGCCTCGGCAAGATCAACAGATCATCGGATAAGCGCGTGGACTACGCCGTCACGATGGTCGGCGCGCGCATGGGCCGCCAGATCGCCCTCCGCAACCCCAAGGTCACCACTCACCGCCCGCGCGGAGCAAGGAGGATCAAACTTTCATGACCACCACAAACATGATCCACCGCATCCTCAGCGCGCCGGGCCTGGATGCCGTCGAGGCCCGGCTCCTGGGCCAGCTCGCCTCAACCTGGTCAGCCAACCTCAGCCGGAACCTGCTGCGCAGCGCGTACTACGACGGTGAGCACTCGCTGCGCGCCGCAGGCCGGATGGGGATTGCCATTCCGCCGGTCATGGAGCGTATCTCCACGGTGCTGGGATGGCCTGCCAAAGCCATCGAGGTACTCGATAACCGCCTGGACCTCCAGGGCTTTGTGATTCGGGGCGAGGCCGACCAGGATGAGGGTGTCCAGGAGATCGTCACCGATAACCACCTGCTCACCGAGTCCTCGATGATCCACATTGACTCCATGATCCACGGCGTCGCCTTCGTGACGATCACCCAGGGTGACCCGCTAGCCGGTGAGCCGGACGTGGTGATCTCCGCGCGCTCCGCGACCGAGGCTTCGGCCTTGTGGTCCAACCGTGCTCGCCGCATCGTCGCGGGCATGACCATCAACCCGGGTATCCCCGGAGTGGAGCCTGATCAGGTCTGCCTGTGGATGGAAGACCGCGTGGTCACCTGCTGGCAGGACGGCAACGCCGTGGCCATCGACCGTCGCCCGCATAGCCTGGGCCGGGTGCCGATGGTGATGCTGCCGTATCGGCCTCGTATGACTAAGCGTTACGGCATGTCGCGGATCTCGCGGCCCTTGATGGATGCCACGGATTCCGCCGCGCGCACCCTGCTACGGATGGAGGGAACCGCGGAGTTCTTCTCCTTCCCCCAGCGCTACATCCTCAACGCCCAGCCGGAGGACTTCGACCAGGACACCTTCACCACCTACCTCAACCGCCTGCTAGTGCTCAGCCCCGCCGAGGACGGCGGCGCGAAGCCTGAAGTAGGAACCTTCGGCGCGGCCTCCCCAGCCCCGCACATCGAACAGCTCAAGGCGATTGCCATGCTGGTCTCCGGGGAAACCGGCATCCCACCTGGAGCACTCGGCATCATCCATGACAATCCCTCCTCGGCAGACGCTATCCGCGTCGGAGAAGCCGAGCTGGTCAAGATCGCCGAGCGCGCCCAGGCCGTCTACGGCGCCGAGTGGGTCGAGGTCATTCGCATCGCCCAGCACATCCGCGATGGCATCCCGGATGAGCGCATGGCAGGTCTCCAGGCCCAGTGGCGCGATCCTGCCACCCCTACGCGGGCGGCGGACGCCCAATCGGTGATGTCCCTGGTGCAGGCCGGGGTGTACCCCGCGCGCTCCCGGGTCACCTGGGAACGCTTGGGCCTCGACCCTGTCACTATCAGCCGCCTAGAAGCCGAGGCCCTCCGCGACCAAGGCCAGCAGATGCTCCACGACCTCATGGCCAACGAGGATGAAGAGCCCACCCCGGAGGCCCTGATCGCTGCCAGCGACGAGGAGCACACCGGGGTGACTATGGCCCCATAGAAAGGGAGGTGGGGTAGGTGGGTGTGTGGGATGAGCACAATGAGCACCTGCGCCTGGCGGTGATTCGTGCGGTGGATACGCTGATAAAGACCACCGATGCGCGGCCTTCCATGAGCAAGTTAGAGTTCGAGGCGCTCGTGACCCTGCTGGTGCAGCAGTACGGGCAGGTGGCGGTGGCCTCGGCACTCATTGCGTTGGAGTCCGGCCGCTTGGAAGCCGGTGCACGGGATCTTCCGGCCCCGGTGCCCGCCGAGCCGGTGAACATCGATCAGACACGCTCCACGGTGTCCTGGGCGATCAACCAAGCAGACGGTGATTTTCCCACTGCGGCGCGCAGGCTTGCGGGCCCGGTGGGGCGGATGGTGCGGCAGGCAGCGCGCGATACGGTCTGGGAGTCCACGAGGGTAGCCGGGACCGGCTATGTCCGAGTACCGGGCCCCAGGGCGTGTGCGTTTTGCCTCATGCTGGCCTCCCGTGGCGCGGTATATGCCAAAGACACCGTGCTGGCGGTAGGAAAGAAAGCGAAGCGCCCGGAAGGCGCGCGGTATCACGACAACTGCTCGTGCAGTGCCAGGGAGGTGCTCAGCGACGCTGATGTGCCTCAGATCGTCAAGGACTTGGAGGCAGAGTGGTACGAAGCCACCTACACTGGGCGCGGCCCGGTAGCCGACCAAGCGGCCGCGTGGCGCGAACACATCAAGCGCACACGCCCCACACGCCGCAGCGCACGGTTTATCATGGAGGTTCCAGCAGATGATCCACGCCCGGCGCTTACAGACAAGGCCATCCGACACATCCTTGATGGGGAGCCAGATAATCCCCGCCAAGGTGGGCATAGAGCAGGTACCAGCAGGCGACGCAAAACGGAGTTTCCTCCCAGCTGGTCGGATGCAGATATTATCGACAGCGTGCAGGAAACATTCGATGACCCGCATAGCTCTATCTACATCGGTGACCGCCGCGTGCTCAGACGCATCGTCCAGCGCCACGGATCCCGGGTGATCGTCGAGGCACAGTACTACGTGCCCGACGAGGCCACGGGCACGCCGATTTTCCGTACGGCATATCCCAAATCCGGCGATGCGGTGTACCGTAATACGAAAGACGGAACTCGCTTGATTGAACCGTTTGATGAGAAAGGAATGGAGAGCAAACGATGAAGCTCGCAGTAACTTTCGAGGGCATGAAAAACGAGTACGAAGATGATCCGATTCCTTTCAACGTGGTGTCGCTGCTCTGGGGCAACCTGCCGCATGAAGTACAGGCTCAGGTTGTTGAGGACGGATACTACGGGGACGCATGGGTCGGCATGGATTACGCGCTGTGGTACGCCGCGCACCACGGACTAACCGTCCCCGGCAGCTTGCTCGATGAGGTCGAAGATGAGATGAACCGCACGAAGGACTACTGCGGGCTCGTCGCCAGCATCACCACACTGCGCTCGGCGGCGGCACAGGCCGCATAACCAAGCACATCCTCGCCCCTGGTACGGTGGGCGCGCCGGGTTCGACTCCCGGGCGAGGAACCACACCCCCAGGTTAAACCCCGATCATCGTCATGGTGGCCGGGGTTTTGTCATGCGCGGGTGGAAACCCACGACCCTGCCCACCTTTGGGGAGGGACGGACACCATCACCACCCCGCCCTTGGTAGCGGGGGAGAAGAAAGGGAGACCATGACCACCGAAACCACCGACGCCCCGGACGCGCCCGCGCCGGCCCCGGCCAGCACGAGCGACTACCAGCCCCCGGCCACGCAGGAGGATCTGGACCGCATCATCGAGGCCCGCATTGCCCGCGAACGAGCGAAGTACCAGGGCCATGACGAGTACAAGGCCAAGGCCGCCAAGTACGACGAGGCCCAGGAGGCCAAGAAGACCGCAGAGCAGAAGGCCACCGAGCGTATCACCGCTCTGGAAGCCGAGCTCGCTGCCGAGCGGCTTGCCGGTGCGCGGGCTCGTATCGCTGCCGAGCATCACCTCGACGCCGACCTGCTTGCCGGGGCCACCGAAGAGGAGCTGGCCGCACACGCAGAAAAGATCGCCGCAGCGATTAAGGCCGCAGCACCCGCGCCGACGGCCCCGGTCGTGCCCGGGGAGGGTCGTGGCCAGGTCTCCACCCCGCACACCGACTGGCTGCGCAACAAGCTCAGCCAACACTAAAAGCCTCAATCGAAGGAGAACATCATGGCATACAATGACATCGTCGGTCGCGCCGCCGTATCCGAGGCGCACCTACCCGACCAGGTCCTCACCGAAATCTTCGCCGAGGCCCCCGCCCAGTCCGTCGTCCTATCCCGGGCGCGCCGGGTGGCGATGAGTTCGGCGAAGTCCAAGCAGCCGGTTTTGAGCACTCTGCCAGAAGCGTTCTGGGTCGATGGTGACACAGGCTTAAAGCAGACCACCACCACGGGCTGGGAGAACCTCACGATGACTGCTGAGGAGCTGGCTGTCATTGTGCCCATCCCGGACGCCCTGGTCGCTGATGCCCAGGTGCCGCTGTGGGAGCAGATCAAGCCGCTGATCGTGGAGGCCATCGGGCAGAAGATCGACGCCGCAGCCCTATTTGGGGTGGATAAGCCGGACTCGTGGCCCGAGGGTCTAGTTCCGGCCGCGATCAAGGCGGGCAACACCGTGGCTGCAGGAGACGGTGCTGATTTGGGCGTGGATGTGGCCACTTTGGCAGGCAAGGTTGCCAAGCAGGGCTACCAGGTCAACGGTTTCCTCTCGGAGCCAGGGCTGAACTGGGAACTCATCGGCCTGCGCACCGCCCAGGGAGCACCGATCTACGCTCCCTCGATTGCCGAGGGGCAGCCGGACACCCTCTTTGGCCGCCCGCTCGATGAGGTCTACACCGGCGGCTTCGATGCCGCCAAAGCCAAGCTGATCGCCGTGGACTGGTCCCGATTCGTCGTCGGTATCCGCCAGGATGTCACCTATGACCTCTTCTCCGAGGGCGTGATCACCGACGCGAACGGCAAGGTCCTCTTCAACCTCATGCAGCAGGACGCCAAGGCTCTGCGCGTGGTGATGCGCCTGGGCTACCAGGTAGCCGCCCCCGCCACCCGGGTAGGCCGCAGCAAGAAGATCTACCCCGCAGGCGTGCTCACCCCGGCCAAGCTCGCCGCCGAGACCAACAGCTAGCGAAAAGGGACCATCATGGCGAACACCTGGGCCACCCCCGCCGATGTCCGCGCCCGCTGGGTCGCCACCGAGGCACTACCTGCGGACACCCTCATCCAGGCCTGGCTCGATGACGCCGAGACACTCATCCTGGCCGAGTACCCGCACGTGGCCGAGAAAATGGCCCATGACCCCGGAGGGGAGTGGCTACGCCGCGTCACTCTCGTGGAGGTACAGCTGGTCTCCCAGGTGCTCAAAAACCCCGACGGGGTGCGCCAGAAATCCAACACCGCAGGCGTGTTCACCGAGCAGACCACCTTCGGCACCGAGACCATCGGCACAGGCCTGCATCTCACCCCGATGCACCGCGCGATCCTCACCGGCGGCGCGAAGCGCCACGCCGGGCTTGACATGACCCCGGCATCACCGCCGCGCCACCCCCTAGAATCTGCCTGGGTCAACGGCCCAGACCACCTCACGCCGAAAGGCCACTACCCATGAGCCCTTTCGTCCCCCTGCGCCAAACCGTAGAGGTCTACACCCCCACGGTCACCACCAACCGCTTCGGCGACCAAATAGCAGGCCCCGGCCACTGGGAAACCCACGCGGTAGCAGGCTGGGCAATCAACTCAACCCAAGAGGAAACCGGCGACTCAGCGCTTCGTACCACCGAGCGCCTCCTGGTTTACATGGACGCCAACCACCCCGCCCAACCAGCCGACCTCATCCGCCTGCCCGATAACACCACCTGGGAAGTCCAAGGCCACCCCCAACGCTTCGATAACGGCCCCTGGTGGCAACCCGGCCTCGTTACCATCACCTGCACCAAGACGGAAGGATAACCATGCTCGAAGTCCTCGCTACTGATGAACACGAATCACTAACCATCTACCGATTCCCCTCCACCGCCATCGAGATCATGGAAGGAGCACTCGTGGTCTACCGCGCAGACCAATCCGGCTTCCTCGCCGGATTCGCGCCGGGCCAGTGGGTGAGATTCCGATTGGCTACCACTACCCAGGATCAGGGGAGATAGATCATGGGTATTCGGTTCGTGCCCTTTAACAAGGGCTTTGAGCAGCTGCGCCGTTCTCCGCCGGTGCAGCGTGAGGTCGAGCGCCACGCCGAGCGCATCGCTATGGCTTCTGGGCGCGGATACGAGTGGGATGCCCGCCAGGGCGAGAAAGGCCCAGCCCCTGCCTGGAACCCGCGTAGAGGCGCGGGCTACCAGGGCCGCTACCGCGCGATTGTCTACCCAGCGACCCGCAAGGCTGCCCGCGATAACGCCCGGAATAACACCCTGGTTAAGCATCTAGGCGGTGGCTGGTGATAACCCCCATCGAACTCGTTCAACGCGGGCTGCGCCGCGTGACCACCGCCCCGGTGGTCTCCAAGGTGCCTAACCCGCGCCCACCGCTGTTCGTGCGGGTGGACTCTTCCACCTCACGAGCCCTGTCACCCGTCCACGCTCAGGCCTTGGTCATAATTCAGGTCTACGGCCTCGATCTTGAAGAAGTCCTCACCACGGTCTCCGCGTGCCGCCAGTACCTGACCGATCGCATCGACGCAGACGACCCCCTCGTATTTGGGTGGGGTGAGCACACGCTTGTGGAGTTCCCCGATCCCGACATTCCCGATACCCGGTGGCAGCTCACCGGGCAGTTGATCTACACCCTCACCTAAACCAGGTGGGGGATTTCACATCAGAAAGGCAAAAATTTCTCATGGCTGACATGCGTAACCGCCGCAACGTCCTCGTCGGAGCGCCCGACGTTACTGCGTCCGGCGGTATCCTTATCGGACCCGTGGCCACCAAATCCGAGCATTTCCCGAGCTCTGCTACCGAGGAGCTCTCCACCGAGCTCAAGATGGTGCCCGCAGGCTACATCTCCGAAGACGGTGTCTCGAAGACCGTGGACCGCTCCACCGAAAAGATCAAGGACTGGAACGGCGACACCATCCTGATCACCCAGTCTGACCACTCTGTGACCCTGACGCTGACGTTCATGGAGGCTGCTAATGCCGATGTCCTGAAGATCATCGCAGGCGAAGATAACGTCACCGTCGAAGAAGGCGACACGATCAAGGTCATCGACAACGCCGATGAACTACCGCACCGATCCATCGCCTTTGAGATCAAGGGCGGCCGGGGCTCGAAGATTCGCGTCTTCGCCCCGGACGTCCAGTGCACCTCCGTGGGCGACGTCTCCTACGTGCGTGCCGACGTCATCAAGTACGAGGCGACCTTGGAATGCTTCGACGTGGACAACAAGAAGCTGATCTCGCTGATTAAGCGTGCTGACGAAAAGGCCACCACAGCAGGGGTTGGTCGGTCTGAGGGTCTCTCCGAAGGCTAAATAACCCCCAACAGCTGGTCGAGGTGAGGACTTTACTGTGTCCTTTCTCCTCACCTCGACCCTTCCCACCGCCAATGTGCGGAAGCGAAGGACACACCAACCCCTACATAACTCAACTGAAAGGACACTCGTCATGGCTCTTGAAAAGTTCCACTTCGCCACCACCGATGGTGACACCAAGATTGCCTTCCCCTATATGGAAGACGTCGTATCCGCTCGCTGGGCCCGCGACAACGCCACCCGCCTCAACGAGGAAGGAGTCTGGCCTGCCCTTGAGCACGTCGCCGCCATGAACGACACCAACGCCAAGGCATACGAGAAGATCCTTGATCTCCCCCTCCGGGAGTTCAATCGCTTCTCCCGTTCCTGGCAGGAAGGCCGATCCGCTTCCCTGGGGGAATCCGAGGCCTAGCCGACGATCTGGCGCTCAACGATGATTTCCGCCTCGCCGTTGAGCGCGACCTCATCACCGCAGGCCTCCGCCTACGATGGCTCGCCGACGGCACCGACCGCCTCAGCTGGGGTGACTTGATCACTCTCATCCGCACCACACGACACGGTGACGCGATCTACGCCCACCTCACCGGCGAGGACGAACCCTGGGGTCTGACCGAACAACTCCTCGCCGCCGCCGTAGACGCACTCAACGGAGCCAACTGGCAACGCTCCGGCGGCAAAGCACACACCAAACCCAAACCCATCCCACGCCCAGGTATCCGCTCCCACGGCACACCCACAGCCGCGCGCCGGGAGGCACCACAGGGTGACCCGTTCAAGGAAGAAGAATCTGGCGTGTTTATGGGTGTGCCAACCCCTGTGGATGCGCTTAACACGTGGTTGGGCTGGGAGTAATGCACCGCTTATAAGGAGGCTTCTTATGGCTGTAGAACTAGGCACAGGGTACGTCAGCATTGTTGCTGATACCGGCCAGCTCACTAAGGAGGTCAAAAAGGCTCTCGGTGGGGTAGAGGCTTCCGGGGAGACCACAGGCAAGGGACTAGGCTCCAAGATCGCCAGCGGTCTGGGAACGACCCTGAAAGCGGGTGTGGCTACCGCCGGTGTGGCCGCCGGTGGCGTGCTGGGTGTGTCCATTGCTAAGGGGCTAGGCCGACTGACCTCTCTGGATAATGCCCAGTCGATGATGCGGGGCTTAAAGATGTCTTCCGATGATGTCGCCCGCGCGATGGATGGTGTGTCTGCTTCCGTGAAGGGCACGGCGTTTGGGCTTGATGAGGCCTCCGGCTCGGCAGCGAAGCTCTCTGCGGTGGGTGTGGCGGTCGGTGAGAACCTTGATCGCACGCTGAAGCTCACAGCTGATATTGCTGCTCAGGGGCAAACCTCGATGGATGATGTTTCCTCCATTATGGCCAAGATTGCCGGAGCGGGGAAGGTCACAGGTGAAACCCTCGCCCAGCTCGATGACCGCGCCACGGGCGCAGGAGCTGCTATTGCTAATCACCTGGGTGTCTCTATCGAGGAGATGCGAGAGAAGGTCTCTAACGGCGAGGTGGACTTCCAGACCTTCCAGGCCGCAATGGAAGAACACTTAGGTGGTGCTGCTCAGCGCACCGGTGAGACCGTCCAAGGCGCATTTAAGAACATGCATGCCGCAATGGGGCGGTTCGGCGAGCAGCTTGTCGCCCCGGCCTTCGCTGCCGCCCCGCCACTGTTCGGCGCGATCGGCAAGAGCTTCGATGCTCTTTCCACCGCGCTGAAACCCGCTGCCACCGAGATCGGAGAGTTGCTGGCCCCTGCGGTGGAGAAGGTCTCCGGCTTGATTGAAACCCGCCTTGCCCCGGCTTTGGGCGAGGGCGCGCGGAAGGCAGGGGAGTGGGCCGTCAAGATCACCGAGGTAGCCGTGGATCCTGCCACCTGGGAGCGCATCGGAGAAGTGTTCTCCTCGGTGCGTAGTGAAGCAGAGAACCTGTGGCCTGCTGTGGAGTCCCTCGGCGGAACTTTGTTTACGATCGGCCAGCAGATTTCAGTGGCTACCTGGCAGGCTCTCGGGGACGTCATCAATGCCACTGCGCCCCTCGTGCGTGACCTCTTGGTTCCCGCGCTAGAGGATGTGGCCCGCCTGGCTGAGGAAAATCCCGGTGCGGTCAAAGCGATGGTGGTCGCCATCGGCGGCTTTAAAGTAGCCTCTGCTGTGGCTGGCCCGCTGGTGGGGGCAGCCACAGCTATTGGCAACGTCGGCAAAGCCGCCTCCACCGCTTCCACTCTCGTGCGCGCCGGGGGATTGGTAGCTGGCGTTAAGGAGCTGGGGAAGTACTCCGGTGACGCCAACCCGGTGCTGGCTAAGGCTGGTAAGAGCGTGGAGGGCTTCGGTAAAGCGGCCGGTATTGCCGGGAAGATCCTTAAGCCCATAGGAAAGGGATTGATGACTGCGCTGCGTTTCGTCAATCCTTGGGTGGCGGGTATCACCTTGGCTGTGGGTGCGCTGACGTGGTTCTTCTCCGAGACAGAAACCGGTCAGCGCGTGTGGAGCCAGGCGATGGGTGTTCTGCGTGATGCGTGGAATTGGTTTACCGAGGTTCTCTCGACAGGCTGGGAGTGGATCAAAACCACCGTGTGGGATCCCTTCGTCGGCTTCATCGCCGGCACGCTGGTTCCGATGTGGAACGAGGCCTGGGGCTATATCCAGGGTGCCTGGGATACGTTTACTGGGGCGATCCAGTGGGCTTGGGATTCGATTATCCAGCCGGTGTTCAACTTCATCTGGCAGGTAGCCCAGGTCACCCTTGGTGTGATCGGTACGGTCATTCTCGCCCCGCTGCTCATTGCGTGGAATTCGATGAGTGAGGGGATCAAGTGGGCGTGGGAAAGTCTGATTAAACCTGCCTGGGACGCAATAGCCACAGCTGCCCAGTGGCTTTGGGAATCGGTCCTCTCTCCGGCATTTACCTGGATCAAGGACCACTGGCAGGTCATGGCCACCGCGATCAAGGTCATCTGGGAGACCATCATTAAGACCGCCTGGGATGCGGTGGCCACGGCGGCACAGTGGTTGTGGAACACGGTTCTGGTTCCTGCTTTTGAGGGGATCAAAACCGCGTGGAAAGCCTTAAGCGATGGCATTAAGTGGGCGTGGGACAACGTACTCAAGCCTGTCTGGGATGCGGTGGCCACGGCGGCACAGTGGTTGTGGAACACGGTTCTGGTTCCCGCTTTCGACGGCATTAAGGCCACCTGGGAGAGCATGACCAGCCTCATGAAGGCCGCCTGGGATAACGTACTGAAACCCGCCTGGGATGCGGTGGCCACGGCGGCACAGTGGTTGTGGAACACCATTTTGGCGCCTGCCTTTGACGGGATTAAGAAAGCCTGGTCGGTGATGAGCGATGGTATTGAGTACGTCCGCAACACCATCATCCAGCCCACTTTCGACAAGGTCCAGCAGGGCGTGGAGGCGGTCAAGAGCTTCTTTGGTAGCGCAGTCGAAGCCATCGGCAAGGTCTGGGATTCCCTGCGCGGCAAGCTGGCCAAGCCGATCAACTTCATGATCAATACCGTCTACAACAACGGCATTCTGCGCGCCTGGAACGTCATGGCAGGATTCCTGCCTGGGCTCTCTGAAGGATCGCCGATTGATGGGATCCCTGAGCACGCTATCGGTGGTGCGGTCAAGGGCCCTGGCACCGGCACATCTGATGATGTGCTGATGTGGGGGTCTAACGGCGAGCACATGCTCACTGCTGCTGAGGTGCACCGCCTCGGTGGACAGAGCGCAGTCTATGCCATGCGGCATATGCTCATGGCAGGCCAGCCGTTCACTGTGGATGCGGAAGGCCAACTCACCGGCCTACCCCACACCAACAACCGTGCAGGTGACCTCGCTGGTGCTGCCCCCGGCCTGATGCTTCCCGGCTACAAAGACGGCGGCGAAATCCGCCCCATGTACGAGATCCAGCTTGAAGCAGCCCACGAGTTCGCCCAAGCCCAACACGGCAAGCCGTATCAGTGGGCAGGTCCCACCGGCGAAGGCTCTTCCTTCGACTGCTCGGGGTTCATGGCTGCGATTGCCGCCGTCATCCAGGGCACCAACCCCTGGCAGCGCTACTGGGCCACCATGAGCTTCCCCAGCCCTGGTGCCCAGGGATTCGCGCCGGGCCTGGATTCGGGGTTCTCCATCGGCATCTTCAACGGTGGTCCCTATGGTGGGCACACCGCAGGAACCCTTGGGCCTGCGGGCAGCTACGGGGCCACCAACGTCGAATCCGGTGGCGCGCCCTCGATGGTCAAGTACGGCATCGGCGCTGCCGGAGCCGACGACCCCCAGTTCACCATGCAGTACCACCTTCCTATCGGGGCAGACGGAGCGTTTATCTCCGGTGGGGAAGGCGGTGGCATGTCCGCCTCGATGATGGTGGAGGCCATACGCGGTGCAGTCCACAAGGTCATGGATAAGGTCACCGAGCCAATCAAGGGTCTACTGCCCTCCCCGCCGCCGCAGTGGTCCGCCATCCCCGGCAGCGTCCTGGATAGGGGCACAGATGCGGTCATCGATGGGGCCTTTGCTGCCATCGACGGTATCGGCAACGCTCTAGGCACCGTCTGGCGGGCAATCACCAATGTCGATGACCTCATCCGCGAAGCCCTGGGTGGAGCCAGCGACGTGGAAGACGCTGCCCGTGGTGGTCTCTACGACACCGGCGGGCTGCTGCCCCACGGTGGTGTGGCACTCAATCTCTCCGGGAAACCGGAAGCCGTGCTGACCTCATCTCAGTGGGACGCAGTAGCAACTCTCCCAGACGTGGCTGCTGCACTCCCGAGTATCGTTCCAGCCCTCGATAATCTAGCTCACCGTGGACCGCAGGCCTGGGACGCTGCTACCGGCTACCTCGCAGAAATCAGCACCGGACAGGCTGACCTCCATGCTGATGCCACCGCAGCCTGGGAAGAACTCAACGTCGCCTACAAAGGCGGCGACTGGGGTTACGGCGCACTCTCCCAATTCGTCGGCGAGGACAACGGCCGCGACCTCGCTAACGCGGCCGCCGCACTAGGCGAAATCACCGAGGACCTGAAAAACACACCCCTGGCCCGCAAAATCACCGAGATCTCCGATACCATCACCAAGAGCCTCTCAGCCGAAGAGATCACCAACCGATTCCTCGGACACATCGAAAAGCGCGCCGGGCAAGCCTCGGAGGAGTTTCAGGAGGCGCGTAAGCGTATCCATGAGGTAGGACTCCAGGCGCGTGATGAGGCGATCAAGGTCGGCCAGACGGCGGTAGATGGGCAGCTGGCAGATGCCCGTGAGGTGCTGGGCTTGCCTGATCCTGAGAGCATTCCTGCGGTCAAGGCCGCAGGGGAGGCGAAAGACATTCTGGGGGATTGGGCTAAGGAGCAGGCGGAGAACTCCCCTGTGGCGCAGTTTGTTGAGGAGTCGATCACCCCGATGGTGGAGCAGGTCTCTACCTGGGGCCAGGAGCTCTTTGATAGTGCGGTGGATACGGCCATGCAGCTAGGGAAAGGGGCACTGGATGCGGCGATTGATACGACTGCTGATGCGGCGTTTTCGGTGCTTGACGGTGCCGGTGCGGCGGTGTCTGCGGGGGCATCGATGGCGCTGGAGACAACTGCGCAGGCGGTCTCGGCAGGCTCGGTGGCCTTGGGGGCCGCAGCTCAGGCTGCTGGTGTGCCGGGGGCGGTGCAGGTGGGTAATGCCGCAGGGGCAATCGCCTCCGGCGGGATCACGTTCATGGCATCTAATACCGATGAGATGTATCAGATGTACCGGCGTGCGCTGTCGAGCGCACATGCCGGGGTGAAAGGAGCACGATAAATGGCGATCACCAGTGGGGTGCGTATCACCCTCACCGGCGTAGACGGATCACGGTGGGATCTCCACTCTCACCGTGATAAGTCCGTGTTCATCGAACAAGGCGGGGTAGGCGACCTCTTCGACGCGCCGACCACCACCAGCTATAAACCAAGGGTCGGGCAGTCCGGGTCTACGTTTACTGCTGCCCGCCACCTAGAGCGTCACCTCGCGCTACCGATCACGGTGCATCACCGCGACCGGTTGGAGTGGGCGCGCTTGGATTCGGATTTCCGCCGCGCGTTTTCTTACACCGAGGACGCCACGCTTACTGTGGAAACCGATTTATCTGGGGCACGCCAGCTGAAGGTTCGTCTAGCGGAACAGCCGCAGTACCGAGGCGAGATCAACCCGAATCGCCACGGAGTCAGCCAGTGGCTCTACCCCCTAGTAGCCGCGAACCCGATGTGGGAGTCCGAGCAACACAAGGACTCGTTCACCTTCGATGGGCTGAATTGGTTCTCAGGATCCGTGGAGGTCTCCAACCCCACCGACCAGCCCGCGTGGCCGAAATGGGTGCTCACTGCACCGGCGAAGTTCATTTTGCCGGACGTGTCCTTCCGCGCTGGCGAGCACCAGGATCGCATGATCGACCTCCCGTTCCAACCCCTAGGCCGCGAAGTGGTCGTGGATACCGACCCGCTGGAGGAGATGATCGTCGCCAACGATGCGACCCTGTTGTGGGCGCAGATGGAAGGACAGTTCTTCTCTTACCCCATTCCACCACACACCCCACCCACGAGAATCCCGGTCGCGGTGGACCCGCTGCCGCACACCGGGTGGATCGTACCCACATGGCTGAAAAAGATCGTGGCCACCGAGGTAGAAAAATGGGCCCGCGCACTAGGCCTATCGAAATTCGTTGCGGTGACCCCGCAACAGATGGGACAGAAGATCCGCGAGATCATCCTCGCCCTCACCCCCGACGCACTAGAGCGCCTCTCACCAACCCTGATTGGTGGGCTACTACCGGAGGTGATCTCAGAGGCCATCGTGCGCGCGTACGGCTCGGTAGCGAACATGGCCGGAGCCACCGCCCAGGTACGTATCAACCGCCAGTGGTCCCGACCCTGGGGATTGGAGTAACTCATGTCCACCACCCAAGAACTCGACCGCATCTGGGACACCGCCATGTCCCAGCGCGCCGGGCGTGCCCGCACTCGCCGCGAGCCGCCGCTGGTGCGCCTGTGGGATGCTGCCTGGGAACTTCGCGGCCGCATCTCCGGGGAATATGCCGCCTCCTTTGAGTGGAAGCTCAACGACACTGGCACCGGCACGGTGGAACTCCCCGCCGAGCATCACCTTGCCCGCTGGGTAGCCCAGTACTGGAAGCGCCGCACCCAAAACATCCACATCACCGTGGACAAAGACGGGGCCCGCTGGTCGGGCCGCCTCAGCGAAGTCACCACCTCCCAAGATGACATGGGGCTACGTACCACCACGCTCACGTTCCTCCATGATTTTGAGGAGCTACGCCACATCCAGGTCTGGCCCAACCCCTTTACCCCTGCTGCCGTGCAATTCCCCAAAACCTTCCTCCTGGCAGGACCTGCCATCTGGACCCTGAAATGCGCCCTGTTCCTCAATCTCTTCCGCCTACAAGGAAACCTCTGGAGACTGCCCGATGACCCCCTGGACTTTCGCTCCTGGGTCCAATCCCTGAACTACAGGGACTGGCCCATCCTGGTTCAGCCCAGTTCCCTGCTCCTCGATGACTCCCAATGGACGATCATCAACTCCCGTTTTAAAACCTGGGCAGATATGGCCACCCCCACTCTGGAGGACGGCCAGCTCATGGTCACCTGCCGCCGCTGGCTTATCGGCGACCCCCAACCCTGGCCAGGAGCAAACCTCAACCGCAACGGGCAACTCATCATCGACATCGAGGACAAGTCCGGGTGGTTCGAAGAAACCGCCATCGGCGGCACCATCGCCGGTGGCCTCATCCGCACCGGCGTAGACATCGCCGAAAACCTCATCGACGAAACCCGATTCGCCCTCGAAAAAGTCACCCTCACCGACCAATACACCATCCCCGGCTTCCTCGGTGTCGTCCCCTCCCAACCCTGGGTGGTCTACCGCACCGATACCGAACAAGGAACCAACACCGCCGAAACCACCAGCTTCACCTGGCAACCCGCCACCGTCGGACAAATCACCGTCGGTGGCTCCTCCATGCCCGGCATCAATGAAGGCATCTCCGCCGCCATCCAAATGGGCCCGGCCCTCCTCTCCGCCTTCATCCCCTTCATCCCCAACCTCGGCGGCCCCCTCGACACCATCCTCCAACCCCTCTACTCCGACGTCCTGCTGGCCTTCCAATCCCTCAAATCACCCCTCAGAACTCGCAGCCTCGGATGGTCCCACTACTACGAGAACTTCGAAGACGGTGCCGACAAGGCCTACACCCTGAGCGCTGTCATGGCTCTGCGCGCCGGGTTTTATAGGTCGAGGCAGCGCACGAGCCACACGATGAAGGTCGGCGATGGGGCACCGTACCTGGTGGGGGAGCGTGGCCGAGGGCACTTCTGGCTAGGTGACCGTGTAGGTGGCCAGATACCGGGTGCTCCTGATGGTCAGGTCGTTGTCGAGCGGGTCTCAGCACTGAGTCTGGCATGGGATGCGGAGACTCCGCACCAGTGGGACATCACACTAGGTGATCTGGCGGTGGATCAAGACCCGTTGGAGTATGCGCTGAGCAAGATCCGTGGCCTCACGGATGCACTACACGATATAGGAGTGGTCTAAATGGCTATACCGCTGCAACCTCAGATGGATATGGATAATCCCCGCGAGCACCTGCTGTGGGCCCTGGTGTCGATGGGCGGAAAAATCGGAGCGCCGTTACTCCTCCCGCGCCCGATGATGGAGGACCTCTCCGCGCACCTGTATGCCTGTGGTTTCCGCCATGACCCTACAGCCCAGCAGCGCTGGTATCACCCGCCTGCCAGTGATGCCCTGTGGGAGCAATCCTCCGGTAGGTGGGAGGATCACCCACCCCAGGGCGACGAGATCGACGAGGTACTCACCGCGCTTAGTCCTGCCGCGCGCGAGGAGCTGCGCCGCAGACTCACCACCAACGACCCGGACGAAGGAGAGGCCCTGTGAGCATCGTCCCCAAGCAAAAGCCTGTCCCCGAAGGCGTAGACACCGCCGCTACTCTGGCTCGCCTTCAGGATGTCACCGAAGCGTCAGTTAAAGACCTCATCCGTATTCGCCACACCACTGGATCCCAACATGTAGCCGAAGGCCTACGTGGAATGCTCACCGGCATCGGTCAAGCCCTTAGAGGAATCTTCGATCCCACCAGCTGGTTCGCCCCTATCGGGCGCGCAGGCCAAGATTACCGTGATGGCCAGGAAGCCCTGACTCGACGCACGGATCTGCTCTCCCCGCTACTGGACTACGGCAGCGCTTACATGGGCAACCTCTCAGGATTCGATGTCACGGGGGTCATGCCATTTCGTACCCAAATCGGCCCCATGCGCGGCTGCCACCTAGACGCTAACGGTATTCGGCTAGATGACCAGGGCCTCTGGGACATCCGAGCCCAGCTGACAGCGGATGCCGCGATCATCGTCACCGGCCGTATGGAATGGCGGGTAGTGGTCAAAAATCCCCAGGGTGGCATCTACTCCGTACAGCGTGCGACCGTGACATCCAGTAGCCGTCTCACGCAAACCCTGGTGTCCTCCGTCGTCGTACCATCACCTGGATACCTCGTCCAGGTCGAGCTCACCTCCCTAGGCGTAGGCCGCACCATCCTCGGCGGCCCAGCATGGAACCGCCTCGTCGTCCAGCACATAAGCAGAGGGGAAGACGGCGCTACTGGTGCCGAGGAATCACAAACTCCCCCTGACCCAATCCAAGGCCCCCGCCCCGCAGACGAACAGTAAGGAAACGCCTATGTCCCGCATCACCGGCACCCTCAAAGCCACCGACGGAATGCCTACCGAAGGCACTATCACCGCCTGGTCCGTAGACCTCCGCCCCGCAGGAAAAGTCGCTATCACCAGCGAACGCCGCACCACTCGGATCACCCAGGGCCAGTTCACCTTCGACAACCTTGCTCCTGGCCCCACACGATTCACAATCACCGGAAACAACATCGCTCATGACCTCGTTGTGACTATCCCCGACAGTGATGTGAACTTCACTGATCTTCTCAGCAAGGTCTACACCTGGGAACCTGAAGTCATCTCCGAAGTACAAAAAACCCAAGCTAAAGCCGAAACAGCCGCCCGCCGAGCAGAGGCCTCCCGTGATGAGGCTCGTACTGCCGCTACTCAGGCTAAGGCCGCTAGGGATGGTGCGACTGCGCTGCGGGATCAGGCTGCCGCGTCTGCGACTCAGGCGGGGCGGTCCGCGACCGAGGCTGACGGGGCGGCGCAGCGTGCGCAGCAGGCGGCCTCCACGGCGGGCACGTCTGCTACGAGTGCGGGGCAGGCAGCTACCCGTGCCATGCAAGGGCAATCTGCGGCGGAGGGGGCTGCCCGTGATGCGGAAAACTCGGCTACGCAGGCGGGTAGGTCCGCCACTGAGACCGCCGGGCAGATCACTCGCGCCGCGCAGGAAGCGGATCGCTCGGAAGAGGCGGCACGCCGGGCGGTTGCGGGTGCGGATCGTATCGGTACCGCCGAGGCTGTCACCGCCGCGCGCACCGCCGCGGATGCTGCTGCGCAGCGCGCTGGGGAGCAGGCCACCCGCGCATCAGGGGAGGCTGATCGCGCTGAGCAGGCGGCCTCCACGGCGGTGTCGGGGATTTCCCCCGAGGTCCGCGCGGACATCGACGCCAAGGCTACCAAGGCGGAGGTGGCAGAAGGTCTGGGGGCCAAGGCGGACAAGGCGCATAAGCATGTAAGTGCGGATATTACCGACTCGACGAGTGTTGTCAATAAAGGCAATCAGGGGAAACTTCTCGCCGCCGATAGTGGTGGTGACCTCAATGTGCGAAGTCGGATTTATGTGTATCCAGACGGGCGAATATATCTGGGCGGGACGAACTTTCAGCCCAATGACGCTGTCAATAGGAAATTTGTCAATGACCAGGATAACGCGGTTGAATCTCGGCTGACAGATAAAATAGATGCCAAGGCGGATATCGCGGCCCTGGGTACTAAGGCAGATAAAGTGCATACGCATGTGAGCGCGGACATTACCGACGCGGTAGACGGACTCACGGGTGACGGTGGAAAATTGGTCCGTATCCCGAGTTCTGGGGTTATGGGGCTAAGTACAACCATTGTAATGGATTCCCAAAAGGGGAAAATTACCTCCAATAGCCCAAATGGGATTATCCAGCACGGAACCCCAACAGATGATTCTGCGCTGACGAATAAAGGTTATGTAGATCGTGAGGTTGCCAAAAAGGCTGACGCTACAGCCCTGGAAGCCAAGGCTGCTAAGATACATAAGCACGTCAGTGCGGATATTACCGATGCGGTGGATGCGGAGGCCGCGTCACAATCCGCGACATACGCCAATCGCCTGGTGCGTCTCGATAACTCCGGTAACCTGTGTGCGAAACCCCCCAAAACAGGCGGGTCTGTTGCAACGAAGAAGTATGTCGATGATGAGGTAAAAAAGGCCGCCCCGGTGAATCACACGCACAGCACCGATGGAATATCAGGGCTAAGTCCATACGTCCTTGATATGATACAAAAGGGCATATCTTCCCCGCGTATGCTGACAGTAGAATCCGGGTGGGCAACATTTTACCGAATCGGAAATATGGTGACGGTAAAGGTGCATAATGGAGGCAGCTCCATCCCTGCGGTTATTCCGGCTGGATTTCTGCCGGTAGTGGAGCCGTGCTATGCCCCAGTAACATGGCTGTCCGATCCAGTAGGGGTAGTCTTGATAAATATTGACCGTTCACGCAGGAAGATATTTGTTGAGCGCGCTCCAAGTGCGTCCAATCTCGTACACGGAACGGCTGTATATATGACCGCGCAAGGGTGGCCGGAAAGCTAAGGAAATTCACCGACGCATGGGAGGTAAAACCATGTCCTATTTTGATGTTGATTGGTCGCCGAGATTTTCTTTCGGCGGCCCGCGCCCTGTCGGCGCCCTGCGGGGAGTGTGTATCCACACCACGGAGAACGATCCCGGTACCCCCGCGTCCGCTGTGGCCGACTACCAGATCCGCTCCCAGTCCGGCAGCTACCACATGCTGGTGGACTCCGCAGGTACGCGCCTGCGGGAAAACACCGATGACTGGATCACCTGGTCGAGCGGCAACCAGGGCAATAATTTGCTGTTGCATATTAGCTTCGTGTTCCGGGCGCACTACAGCCGCGCGCAGTGGCTAGCCCAGGAAAAGATGCTGCGCGCCGGGGCAGAGGTGGTCGCCTACTGGTGCTCGCGGTATGACTGGCCAGTCAAACAAGTTGGCGTGGGCGGGCTGCCGGGGATCACGACCCACGATGCGACCCGCGCATGGGGCGGGACGGACCACACCGACCCCGGCCCGAACTTCCCCTGGGACGTTTTCCTGGGGTATGTGCGTGAGGCCCAGGGCCCGAAGCACGCCGCCGCCCCGATTATCTCGATAAGCCCGCGCTCGGTGCCGTTTAACGCGGTGCACGAGGCGGCCCTCAACGACACGAAACTAGCCGCGCAGGCCACCCGGGACGTGATCGCCAGCTGGGATCAGCCGATCACCTCAGCGGTCAACCCCAAGGTCAAATTTCACCCGCGGGCGCTGATGGCCGTACAGGACCTTAATACCTGGTCGATGCTCCAGGTGGTCAAGGCCATCGCGGAGAAGGTCGGTGTGGATGCCGACCAGGTCATCGCTGAGGCCATTGCGGCGGACCGGGCCGAGAAGAAGTAGCAACAAGAAAGGACTTTGAGATGGATGTGACGATTTCGCAGGCAGTGGCGGCCGCGCTGGAGGAACAGCCGTGGTTTGCTCGCCGAAAAGACACGATCGCTGCGACGGCTGGCACGATCCTTCAGATGGTCAATATCGTGGCCGCGCAGGCCACGGATTGGCCTCCGGTGGCGGCGGTGGCCATCGCCGTGGTTGTCGGTGTGCTTCAGGTGGTCGTGCATGCTGCGACCCCGGGGGCGATTACTCCGTCGATGGCGCCGCGCTTGGAGGCCGCAGCTCCGGTTCCGGTGGAGGATGTGGTCGATCAGACCCGTGGGGATTTAGCATTGTCCCCCGATGAGCAGCACTAGCATGGCGGCGTCGATGAGTCCGCGTGTGCGGGTGTGGCTACGGTCGGTGTGGGCGGGGGAGGTCATCCTCGGGGTCACCGCGCTGATCCGTGGGATCTGCTACCTGCCTGCCGTGATCCCCGAGGGTCATCGTATTCCCGCCCTGGAGCATTACCTGCCGCTGTGGTCGTGGTCGGGCCTGTGGCTAGGAGCCGGGGTGATGGCCATGATCTGTGTGGCCGGTCGCATACGACGGGCTTTGCCGGTGGTCACCGGGGTCCTGGTGGCGCTGCATACGATGTGGGGCGGGATCTACATCGCGGCCTGGGCGGCCGGCGCCTCGGATCGCGGGTATGTCACCGCGCTGAGCTACATCACCGTCGCAGCGCTCGGGACCTGGGCTTTTGGGCGCGGGGACCCGGCAGTCGTTGAGGAGGTGGCCCACCGTGATGCCTGAGGGCCTGATTATCGCTGTGGTGACCGCCGCGTCGGGGCTGATGGTGGGCCTGTGGCAGCGCCACTCCGCCCAGGAGGAGACTGCGGCTTCCCAGTATCAGTCCCTTGTGCATGACCTGGAGGGGCTGCGCAAGGAGCTGTGGGCGGAAAACTCCGAGCTCCGGTCGCAGCTGAGGGCGTTGCAGGCGGAGTATGAGCAGCTGCGGCGGGATCTAGCCCGGATGGAGGGGGAGGAGGCCGCGCTGCGGGAGCGCTACCGCGTGGCCGTGGACTACATCGTGGTGCTCTATCCCCTGGTGCCGGTGGCCCGCCGCCCGCCGGTGCCGGAGGTACTGCGGGAGGACGTGAAGTAGTGGTGATATGAGGTTGTGGCCCCTCGCCCCTTTTTTTCTTGGGGCGGGGCCTTATTTTTGTGCGCAGGCGTGATTATAATGAGGGAGGTTGAAGCTCAACATATAGGAAAGAAAGTAAAGGGATGTCTGAACAGGTAATCATAGCAATTATTTCGACGGCAGGGCCAGTGATTGCTGCTTTGGTAGGAACTTTCTTTGCGGTTTCTCGAAAGAGGTCACAGATTGATGTGATAGATGCACACCAGCGTTGGGTAGATAGTATGGAAGGGGATGTGGAGGATCTTCAATCGGTGGTGGATGGAAAGAGGCGTAGGGAGATAAAGGGGAGGTTTGATTGGCTTAATCTTGATAGTGGTCTAGTTATATTTCCCCTATTGATGAGCGGGCTAATGGCGTTCATGTTTCTGATTGCGATTATGGTTTATGCGTTTAGCGAGTGGGGATTTCTTAAGGCTTCGTTTGTTTTTTCGCTACTTTTTCTGGGTATGTCCTTTATCTCTGGATTTAATATTCTTGCCGGGAAGGGGATTGATTTGTTGTGGGAAAAGTGGAAGGAGAGTAAGCGGGGGGCTGGGTGGTGGGTTCAGATCTAGTCTGGAGGTGGAGTTCTGACGCTCCCGGGCCGCAAGCGCGTGGGGTGTGATTTCTCTGTTTTCGCAGGTAAAGAACCCCGCGTAAACCCCACGGAGGCGTTCATATTTCTTATTTTTGCAGGTAGTCACGTTCCGAGTCACTTCCCCCTTAGCTCCACTCCAGGGGGAAGCGTCGAACTCTCGCTTTCGAGCGTAGGTTCGCACTTCCCCCGCTCTGTGTCCGCTGGTCAGCGCCTCTTCAAGCTCTTCGAACTCGATTGGCCCTGCGCTGTCGTGGTAGTAGGGCGCGATGATGATTTGCTCGCGTCCGATGAAGATCTTGTCTACGAAGTATTCGAAGAGCTGGTCGCGGATTTCGGGCGTGTCCATGGTGGCCTCGGCAAACCTCTTGTAGAACGCGCCAATCGAAGCCTCGTCCTCGTAGAGGGTGGCTTTGACGTGCTCGGCCTGGATGGCAGCGTCGAGCTCTTGTTTCTGTGCCTCCAAAGCGTTCATCGCTTCAGCTGTGCTCGCGTTGAAGATGACCTGGGAGATGGCCTTGACGAAGTTGGCGAGTTTGATCTCCCCGTCCGTGCGTCGGGCTTCTAGGGCCTTGAGGATCTCGTCTCCGCGTCCGTGGGTCTTCTTGTAGTGGTCGGCGAGGTTCACTGCGAGTGAGGCCAACATCTCGGGCTCATGAAGGAAGGACTCGACGATCTCCTCGATTCTCAGCTCGATCTCGTTCTTTCGGACGGTCTTGGCTGAGCACTTCTTCTTACGCTGGTTGAGACAGGAGTAGTAGCGGCTACCGGTCTTTGAGGTGCCCGAGATGCCATCCAT